CATTTGTCTCTGGCAAGAATCTTTAAATCTGACTCTAATTTGGATAAAGTTAGTTTTTCATCTGTCAGTAAACAAAGATATTTGTTGTGTAATTGAGGCAAAATTGTGGCCTCGTTGTTAAGATTTGAGTTGTCAATTAAGACATCTCGATCTAGCATAGTACGTATATCTTCTAGTTTCATCGAGTCAAGTATACCATAATATAAAAGATTGTCAATTACTCGTTAACAGATCCTGTAGAACCTGCAACAGATCCTGATAAATCAAATACCTCGTAATGAGTAAAGGCAAAAGAAGCATCTGCCAGAATAGGTTCTGCGTCTTGTGTAGAACTGTCGAAATTTACTCCACTGAGAGAAACTGGAAAAATATTGTAACAATCTACTCGAAGAATAGGATTATAAGAACTGTTTAAAATATGAATAGACGCATCAGAAACTTTATCAGATTCTTTAAGATCTTCTTTACATCCAGAATATATTCCTATTCCTTTGAGCCAATTGAATATTTCTAACCAATTTTTAAAATTTTCTTCTACTAGAAATCCTACACTTAAATTGTCTATAATATATCTGGTTCCAGGTCTTCTAATTTCTATTCCTGTAGGATTAGACTGAATAGATTCACCAAATCCAATAGAAGGAATATTAATTCGTTGACAAAAATGAGTTAGTCTTGGACATCTTCTCAGATAAAATAAAAATTTATTTGTAGTTAAATAACTATTAGTGCCGGGTTTGATATTGGGTATTTTTAATTCGGCAGAAAGATTATTTAAGATTGATTGTGGAAGTGTCATTAGCCTTGGTCCGTGGTGGGTGGATCGACAACTTCGATAATTGGAGTGATATTGTTATTGGTTACAACGTAAATTCCAGGACTTCGTTGAATATCAGATTTTGTTATATCTCCTATAAATTGTTCGTGTGTTATTCCATTCACTACTATTGTTAAATTACCTTTACGAGTCAAAGGAAAAGAGGGATTTATATCACCTGTCCAATTAATTTTTACAGGAGAAGGAGTTATTCTCCATATATGTCTTCCAGTGAACGGACCTGTTGTTACTTTTGCACCGGTTAATATATAATTTTCTAAAGAATCCTCTAAAACTAATTGATCCATTTTTACTATTTTGCCATCACTACCAGTAGATCCACTTTCTGCCCATGTTGTACCATTAATATCAAATTTCCCAAGTGGAACTAATTGTCCGCCTCCAGTCATAGTATTTACGTCTTTTAGTATTTTTTCTAATAGTAAACACGATATGACTGGAAAATTAGTAGTACTATCAAATACTAATAATGCTTTAGCGCCGTGTAGTATAAGATGATGTATTTGTTCTGTTTGATAGTTTTCGATATCCAAGGTTGCACTAGCAATCCAAGGAAACAATTTTACATGACCCATAGGATCAGAACGCATAATTCCTCGCATTATTTGTAAACGAGTCAATAATTGAGCATAGGTGTTTGTTTTAGATATTTTGTGTCCTACTTGTAAATTGTCAACATCTGCCTGAGTGAAAGTTGGTCCACCAATTCCAACAAATTCATTGCTTGGCCATCGAGCCAATTGATATGTAATTCCGGGTTGGGGAGGATCTATTGTTATGCCGTTTAATCCTACAACTGGAGTTCCCGCCAAATGATATATTTTATATTTTTCTAAAGGAACAGTAGCAGATTTTACATATCCTAAACGTATAAGCCACCCATCATTTAATTTAACTAATTCGCCGGGGTCAGATCTGGCTTTTGTAACATCACCGTGCATTGGAAATGTAATATTAGTGTCCCCAAAATAAAAAACCGGACTGTGTGTGGAATTCTTTCCAGATAATCTATACATCAATTCAGCTGCATTTGATCTAACAAGATATATAGACTCTTCTGCATTCAAATCGTAACAATCGTAATGAGAGTATGTTATTCCATTGGGATACGCTGATAATCCTTGTGTCGATTTAACAGAAAACGCATCAAATGAGTATTGTGATATTTGTATGTCTCCGATCAAACAATCCCATGCAGGACGGAACACGTGTTGCAAAGACCATGCCCATGCGGTACCCGAATCAATAATTGAGGGTCTAGTCATAAACTGAGGTTTAAAGAAATGATTACTATTGGAGTCATCCCATTGAATTTGAGAAGAAAGATTGTGAAGAGTTCGAACTCTTGACGGTGGACCGTAAGGAGCCCAAGTAACATTGAAGGCATCTATTGTGACACCATCAATACTTATAGTAGTAGTCGGCCATACATTACTCGTCCAAGCTGTAGCAGGTAACCATGTTCTAGTTTCTCCTGACGGACTTTGATATAATGTAAATCCACCATCTATTTTTTCTATTTCATGTGTAGTTCCTTTAATGTACTGACCACTCCATCCGCTAAAAAAATTGATTATATGAGTAATTCCAGGAATTGTACTCTCAGAAATATCGCTACTGAAGCTAGTACCACTAAAACCAGATATCCAGGCACTTCGCAAATCATTATATCTTTTTGTAAATAAAGCACCTAAAGTTATTCCATTTAAATGAGTCAGTCCTTGTGTACCCCATCTGGGATCGTTCAGGATATTCCAGATAGAATTTCCGTTAGGATTTTTATAAGTATTATAATATTCACCGTTCCACCATGTTGTTCCTGTTGTTGTATAGAATGACCACCCATTTGGTGCTTCTGCGGTACTTCCAGGGAAAGAGGGTATTGACCCATTAAATGCTAAATGGCCTTTTATCCCAGGCAAAGGATGTTCTTTATCTGGTATGTAAATCTTCTGTGGATCTTGTCCATCAATTGACTGAACAACATATTCTGAATGATCTCCAACTCCAGAACCAGGCAAAAATGCCTGATTGAGATATTCGTCATCTAAAACAAGATAAGATAATGTGATTCCTAAATTTGATAATTTTTGTAAATAAGTTTTAATCGATTGTGCTGTGGTGTCTGCCATGTTATCTTGCCATGGACTGTTTACTCGTTGGGATTGGTTGCGTGGTCCTATTCCAGTAAATCCATCAGGTGACAACAACGAATACCAATAAGCTGCAACTTTCGCATTACTTATTCGGTATTCATGATGTCTAGGATTAAACATCCTCTTAGAAAAGGGATGAGCAAATTTAAGTCTTCGCAAATCCATTAATTGATATGTTACTCCTATGGGGTCATCTGCATTTGCATCAATGTTGGTCAAATCTGAATTGTTTACGAAAAACAACATTTCCTCAGGAATAGGGTCCCAATGAAATTTAAATCCAGTCGAACCTGGCATGGAATATCCATTATTAGAGCCAGATTCTTCGTTCCAATCATTACCCCATTTGGGGTTATTGATATTGTTACCCCAAGTATGATTTTTAATTAAAAAATTTGGATCTTTGTATGTAGTTTCAGTCAATGGAGAATTCCAATAATTAATAGACGACGAATCTGAACTTGACCGTAACTGAGGTCTTCCAGACAAAGTAAATCCTATTCCGCCTGTATGACCAAATCCAGATATATCTTTATACTGTTGTTTGAAAGTTTCAAAACGGGTATTGGTGCTTGCGTTATTAAACTCTTTTCCCCACGGCCAATTTACAGGATTTACTGGAACATACCACCAATACCAAAAAGTTTGATCGTTTATTGAAAGGTTGTTTGGTGCATCCGATTGAGCTAATGTTTGATCTCCACAAACTGTACCGCCAGTTGCATGAATAAAATAAAATCCGTTATTGTAACAATCGTAATACGAATCAAAAGAACCGTCAGGAATTGCAGTGTATCCGTTGCAACAAGTTCCATTTTTTAGTAAAATATCTTTGTAATCAATACTACCCGGAAGTTTTAAACGAAATTGTGTACTCATAAGAGATTAATTAGATATTAATTAGTAGTCGTAGGATTATACCATTGAAGTCTACCTGCTCCTGCATCGTTCAAAGAAGAAGAAGAAGAATCCTGGAGCGTTTCCCATCCAGATACCGTAGAATTAACATATCTTTTTTTAAATCTATCAATTACAGATCCGGTCTGTAGATTATTCAGTGTTATTCCGTTAACAAAATACGAAAATCCGCTAGAATCGATAATCAGATGAGATCCTTGGTTCAACCCAATTGTTATTTCACCACTTACATTGGGGACACTGACTGTCATTTGAGTAGGATCTACTGTTATAACAGACCCTACATTATCTATATTAGAAAATGCATTCATTACATTACCAGTTGTTACAGGCCATTTTTCTAATAATTTATTTAAATTTGTAGTTTGATTTTGTATCTGTTCTTGAATTTCATTCAATTCTTGGGCTTGCAATGAAGTGCCACCGTAAAAATTAACAGTTACTATGTTTCTGTGATTGCTTCCCGTGTCGTTGGATACGACAGTCCCAAATTCTGTTTGGTGTCTAGATCCGTATGTTGAACCTGATAAAGGACTGGACATAATGATACTATATTTATATGACTTACCGTTTGAATATGAAATAAAAAAGGGGGACGAATCCCCCTTTTTCAAGAATCAATCTGAATCAATTTCACTGAACGCCGTTACCGTGAACGTTTGCAACACGGAAGATGCGGTAGTATTGATTTACACCGGCCTCTATTGCACTGGAAACTGGACCGCGACCTCGAGCGAATGGATTTTGTGCCATTCCGTAACGAGTCTTGAATCCAATCTTTGGATGGAACGATGATTGATCCACTGCACGAACCATCTGGAGTGGCACGTACGGACAGTAGAACAAACCAGCGTCGTAAGGATTTGCACCCTTATAACCTACTACGGCAAAGTCTACACCAGATGCCACGAACGGATCAATGAAGACTTTCATCTTGTTGTTAAGGATACCTGCAAAGATGTTGCCAGTATCGTCGACATTAAGATTGACGTTTAGTGCCGGAGAGATGGTTAGGAAACCACCCATTGCAAGTGCGGAGGCAACGTCTGCCGAGCAGATAAGGAAGTTACCCTTACCTCTACGAGTTCCCTTGGCAATTTCGTTTGCTTCTCGTTCGATTTGGAACATGAGACCACGGAAGCGTTCTGCACTCCAACGACCGTCAGCATCAACTGAAAGATCGTAGACTCCGCCTGGACCAGCAAGATCTGCCTGACCTGCACCCTTTACTGCACTGTAATATACTGCACGAAGAATTTCTCGGTTGATTTCATTGAGAATTTCAACACTAAGAATGTTGGCAAGTTCTGATTCTGCGTCTAGACCGTGAACTGCCTTGAGATCTTGTGCTAGTTCTGTGGTGTATTCTGCCTTCAAGGCACGAGTTCTTGCCTCGACAGCAACTCGTTCGATTGAGAAACCCATTTCCTTGAAGTCTTGATTTGCAGTACCAGAACCAAGATTTTCTCCGTTTGCAGTCAACATGGCACGGAAATTCTCGAAGAGAGTGGCATTGTTTCGTGTGCCGTCTGCACCGATAGGAGTTACACGAGCACCCGATGCACCTGATACAGCGGTTGCAGTATCTGCGCTGTAACCAGAAGCACCAGAGTACTGTGCCCATGGTTCGTCGAACATGGCTTCGACTTGACTGGAGCCGGAATTTCCAGCACCGTACAGTGAACGCATTGCAAAGATAAGACCTGTGGGGGCACTCATAGGTTGAACCGATGCCACATCGTATGCCACGACGTTAGGCATGGCACGACGAACCAAGCTGATTAAGATTGGATCGTAACCGGCAAGATTGCCTGCACTAGATGCGGCCTGAGGCGCAAGGAATCCACCTCCCATGTTGGCACCAGGAAGTGCTTCGGTGAGGTACTGTTCTCTTAGTGCCTTGGTTTGATTCTCAAGTAGAATTGCAGTGCATCGACGACGATGAAGATCGTCAATCTTAGGCATCTCTGAGTGATCTACTACTGGCGACCATTTTTCTAACAATTGATCATACGGTGTTGTGTTATTGAAATCCATTTATTGATTCTCCTATTGGTTATATTTATACTTTTAAATATTTTCGTATACGATTTTTAGGCGAGGAAAGTAACAGATCCACCAGTTAAACCGGTAAAACTGTGCAGACGAGTAGGAACATAGAGTGGTGAATTTGTTGAACTAACATTTAAAGTAGCGCCGCTAAGAGTAGCACCACTTGACAGATAATGAACCGGGGCAAGAGTTACTCCACCACTGGTTTCTGATGTTAACAAAATTGCACTGTGTTTTGTAATTTGTGCAGCAGCAGAGGCACTTGATAGAGTAAATCCAGAGTTTCCTGTTGCTCCTCCGACGTTTCTTTGAATTGATACGACTTGTTTGTGAATTCTAGACATTTATTGATTCTCCTTGTTTTGTTTATTTATACTTTTAAATATTTTGAAGTATATTATTTCTTCTTTAGTTGTCTACTAATGGCATTTACGTATGCCTCCATTATAGGTTCTGGAACACTCTTTGTAGCAGTTCCAGGAGTTTCTAATGTTTCTGTTATTGACGATGAATTTGTTCCAAAGTACGATTCCTTCAAAATATTCAATTTTTCACCGTATTGTTCTGGAGACTCAAAATCAATACTTTCGGACAGAGTTGCAAGTCTTTCTTTTTCTGTATCCGTTAATCCATTCGATACCTTAACAAACTGCTCTACACACAATTGAGCGCCCAGGGCACTTCTCAATTGAATGTTTTCTGCAAGAGCACCGTTAACTACTTCTTCTAATTTTGAATTTTGATTAAACAGATCATCGACTAGATCTACTTTTTCTTCTGGAACTTCGACGTAAGAATTTTCAAATAGTTCTTTTAATCCAGAAATAAAGTTTTCAGCAATCTCTGTTCTGAGTCCTCGTTCTACTTCTACTTGATTTTCTTTGAGCCATTCTTTACTGACTTCGGTTAGATATCCGTCTACTGCTTCGGTGAGATTTTCTAAACCAACAGTAACTGCCTTTTCGGTTTCTTCACGAATCACTGCAGCACTTGCCTCGATAATATTTTGTTCAATTTCTGCAACTCGTTCTGCAACAGCTGCTTCAAAAATGGTTTTTGCCTTTACCTTGAATTCTTCAGTTAACGTTTCTCCGTTAAAAAGAACTTGTATATA